TTCAATTATTGCTGATGGGTTTGTATTCTGAAGATTGCTAACAATAGCAGAACTACTCATGGTTCAAACACCTCTCTAAATGTTGCTTGAATTGTTGCCCTATTGTTATATGGTATAGATTTATTCCAAGTCTCGCAAACATACTGGCCAGCACCAGATAAAGTAATCGAAACATTACCACTATTAGTAGCACTGGCAGCAGCAGTAACAGTAAATACATTTGAATCAGTGACCGAAGCGACAAGAAAAGCACCATCAGTAGCAGATCCAGAAGTGTAATCAATAGTTAGTTCATCTCCTACAGCCACACCATGACTTGTAATCGTAATTGTTACTGTAGTGCCTGATTGAGAGTAAGTTCCTGTTTTTGTAAAACCTTCTCCTGGTGGAGTAAAAGTAAAGCTGGCACTGTCATTTGCACGACTGTCAAGGAAGCCTTCTATAGTGTCCGCATCCGTTTCCGATACGTTGAAAGTAAGGTTGAATATCTTAGGATTTTGATGAGCAGCTAGTCCAAATAATATTCTATGTTCATAGCCATCAGCAAAACGAACTGTTCTAGTATTTGGTGCGGATCTTTTCTACTGTCCGTAGGTTGGTGTGATTGATGGAAAAGTAGCCATTATGCAAGTAAACCTCCAGGTCTTTTCTGTTTAATTAATTCTGTCTCTATAGCTGCTGATAATGCAATACCCAATGCTCTACCTTCATCTTCATCGCCTTCAACTGAAGAACCAGAAGCATCTACGTTTACAACTATATTTGTTGAACCCATAGCATGATTTGGAATTATAGTACCTGCTCTATCAGGAACAAAAAGTTCTGGACCTCTTTCTCCTACAATTGAAGCTCTGCCAACAGGAGGTCTACCTCCATTAGCAAAGTTTTTAGCACCTGCACCTATTAAACTTGTATCAAATCCTGTATTAAAAACATTATCAGTTATAAAGGGAACAGCATTTGAAGCCACACCACCAAAAGCATTGCCAAACAAACCAAGAAATCCTCTTGATATTTGTGCAGCCATCATCTGTGCAGCCATATCCAAGAAATGATCTGCTATACGCATAAACATATTTCTAAACGCATCTCCTACACTCATTGTTCCTCTTATTATTCCTTTAAAAGATTCTTGGAAAGATGCACCAAGTACCTTAGATAATTCAATTACTTGAAACTGTGCACTATTTAATCTTCTTATTTCACTATTTACATCTTGTAAACCTTTTACTATTGAAAAAGAAGCCTCTTCATTTGCAATCCTTATTTGATCTTGTAAGTCTTTGATAGTTGTAAATTTTTCTATAAGTTGAGCATTTTCTGTGTTTATTTCTTTTAATTGTTCTCGTTCTCTTTGTAATACTGCTGGTCTTTTTCGACCACCTACTCCCTGTCCAAAACCAGCTGTATCTAATTCTTTTTGTTTTTCTAAAGAATCCGTCAGAACATCATTTATAGTTGCTTCAACTCCTCTTCTTTGAATTGATAAAACAAGTCTAAGCTCCTCTTCTAGTGTCAAATCTTTATTAATTTTTCTTATAGCTGATAGAGCAGATTCAACTGTATTTGCTTGTGTAAGGGCATCAAATCTACCAAAATCTCCACCAAACTTCTTGGCAATCAATACTGCATCATTTCCAAATCGTTTAAACTCTTGTAAAGCTTTTACTGCTTCTTCTTTAGTAATACCCAAAGACTTACCTAGATTCCTAACTGCTGTTCCACTAATATTTGAACTAATACCCATTTCTTGCATTTCTTTATTTAGTTCTCTAATAGATTTTCTAAAATCAAGGGTTTGTTGTATTTGTTGAGCTATTGCAGTACCAGCTATAGATAAACCAAAACCAAAACCTCCACCTAGAGCACCACCGACAGCACCACCAAGACCTCCACCTATAGCACCTATAGGACCTTGACCAAATAACAGAGGAAAACCACCACCAATAAGAGCATTACTAGCAGCACCTCTAAATCTTTGTCCTCTTGTAGCAGCAAACGCTCCACCAGTAGAAAATTGTCCTCTCAATCGATCCATTGCTGATCTTCTCATAGGCATAGGCCCTATCGGAGATGGAAATGCATTAGGATCATCAATTGGAGTTAAAGGATTTTGACTAAATGCCCTAAATCCTCCCATACCAGGATTTACATTGCCAAATCGATTTTGTCTTAATATTCTTGTTCGTGTTGTAATTTCTTCTTTTAATATTTTTCTGCGTGTTAAAAGTAATTTTTCTTCTTTTTTAATTAATCTTTCTCTTATCTTTGCTACTTCTTGTTCAGATTGTTTTCTATTTTCTAAAGTTTGTTTAATTTTTGCTTCAACTGGACTACTTTGACCTCTAAATATACTTTCACTTTGACCTGTTAATTCCATAGGTGTAATATTTCCAGCACCAGTAAACCTTTGATCCATTCTTGCTAAAGATGCTTGTAAAGCTTGTCTTTCATCAATTATTTCTCTTGGTGCACGATTTTGACTAAAATCAGCAAACCCAGAACCAAACCTACTAATTCTACTTTGACGTATATTTTCTCTAACTCTATTTCTTAAATCTATTGAAGGTGTAGCTGTATCTAAAGTTTTAAATTTAGAACTTATTCTTGATCTACGACTTTCAGCAACATTTCTTCTAACTCTATTACCACTTGAAGATTGAGCTACACCAAATCTTCTAGTTTCAATTTGTTTTAAAATACGAGCTTCTTCAGATAATTCTCTATTCAACGCTTTTTGAGTTTTTAATAAAACCTCTGCTGCTGCGTTAAATGTGTTAGTACCAACTGCTGCATTTTTTAAAGCTGTTCTTGCTTTATTAACCTGCTCAGTAAGACTATTTATAGTTTTTGGAAACTTATTTGCATTAGTTTGAAGTGCTTTATTAAAACCATTTACTTCTTGTGTTACTGCCTTTACATCTTTTTTAAGTTTTAATAATTCCTTTGCACCTTTTAAAGCAACAGCAATATCTACATTATAATTAGCCACTTGCTATAAAAATTAAAACATTTTCTCTATATTACCTTCTTTTGCCTCGTAAAGCATTAGTTTTTTGTGCTTGTTCCTGTTGTTTTTTATATTCTTCATTTTCAATCTCGTTATAAGCAGCCCACCCTATCATCTCTTCAATAGTCAAAGTTTCACATAATTCAGCTACAGTTTTATGTAATGTCTTTGCTAAAGAAAATAAAAACTGCCAATCTTTGTTAGCTTTTCAAATCGGCTTTAGCCTCTTTTACCTCCTTATCAGCACCAGAATTAACCATTGCTAATTGTATCTCTTCAAGAATTGATGCTTCAACTTCTCTTCTTAAAGATGCCTTATCTCCATCTTGAAAAAGTCTTTTACCATCTTTATCTAATGCCTTTTCAATCATCATCTGTAAAGCATAATCATTATTATCTTCAGTACCGCTTTTTTTAATTATAGATTCTCTTTCAGCAATAGTTAAAGGATGCCAATAAACAGAAAAAATAACTTCATCTTGTTTTTTTACATCATGTCTATAAAGTTGAGAGATTCCAAACTTGTTCTTTAAAAGATCAACTGCTCTTGTCATGTTGTTATGTAGCTATTATTAGTATACTAAGCGTTTGCCGTAAATTGGCAAGATATTAAGCCAAGAAAATGTGAACTGTCATCTAATTCAATAGGAGCAGGGCCGACAATATCAAGCACTCTAGGATCACAACTAAAAGTATCAACATAACCAGCTAAATCAAAATCAGCAATATTATCAAAATTTGCTATATCATCAAGTGTATTAGTATTAACAGAAGTTAAACCGTCAATAACAGCTTCTCCTAATGTAGATAAAGTTGCACTACCTTTTCCTCTTGGAACATAAATATTACATTGAATGACACCAGAATAAAAATCTGAAGATGCACCCTGCGTCTGTGTTGTAGCCTGTGCAAAATCTACTGACATAACAATATATTTTTTAGTCTTACCTGGTGTTTTATAAACCATATTGTCATAAACCATTTCGACAGTAGCATCTACTGCTGCAACTGCATCTGTTACTGCCTTTTCAAAAGCTGCTCTTGTATTAACTAAAGTCATGGAGTTTCGTAATCAACAAATACTGAACTAGGGTCACTAAATGAACCAATACCTCCACCTGTAAATCTAACATTATCAGATTTTTTCCTAACACCAGTACCAAATGCAGCAACACCAAGTTTTGGTTTATCTGTAAACATTTGATTTATTAGATTTCTTAAATCACCTTGAACATATTGAGGTATTTTACTTCTCGGAGAAGCTAAAGCTCTGGCTGCATATTGTGACCTATTACCAATAAATACTTTAGAAAAAGGTTTAAAGTTTGGTATTGAATTTATAAATCTAGGTTCAACTTTTGCTTGAGAAGATCTTTGGCCTCTTCTTGTTGGTTTAATATTGCTCCAAGGTGCAACTGATTCTCTAGCTTCGTCAGGTCTAGGTCTTTGCGTACCAGCAGTCCAACTAGAAGCAAAAAATCCAGTATCGACAGGGCTATTTTCTTCTGTAGACAAATCAGCAATAACAGCTTTGACTAATTTATTTAAATCTCTTTCTAAATTTCCTTCTAAATCTGGAACAATTTTATTAATGTTTCGTGTTGAAGCCATCAGAACCTCACTAATAATGTAAACAGATAAGTCTGTCCACCCTGTCTTGTATCTATATTAACTATCTGTCCTAC